ATATTTGGTGGTGGTGGTGGAATGACTCCTATTGATGCTTCTGTTGTTTCTCCATTTGCAGAAGGTGGTGCTGTTAGAGGTGGTATGCCAATAACAGTTGGAGAACGAGGTAGAGAATTATTTGTGCCTTCAACAAGTGGAACTATTGTGCCTAATCACGATCTAGCAGGAACAGGAAATAATATAACATTTAATATTCAAGCAAATGATGTTAGAGGTATTAAAGAATTATTAATTGATAATAGAGCAACCATAATTAACTTAGTTAATCAAGGTGCTAATAAAAAAGGAAAATCTAACGTAGTATGAGTGGAACATTCCCATCAAGTCCAGCACCTAGAGATGTAGCTATAAGCACAAATCAAAATACTATTGTAACAACAACTGCATCTGGCAGACGACAAGCTAGACAAATAGACGGTCAAAGATTTAGATTAAGACTAAGATTTCCAGTTATGACTAGAGCGGAATTTGCACCTATTAATGCTTTTATACTTAAACAAAGATCACAATTAGAGTCTTTTCAATATGTGCCACCAACAATATCAGCACCTCTTGGAGTTGCTACTGGAACTATTGCTGTAGCTGGTGCTATTAGTGCTGGTGCTACATCTTGTTCAATAGATGGTATGGCTAACAGTACAAATGGAGTATTTAAAGCTGGAGATTATTTTAGATTCACTAATCAAAACAAAGTTTATATGGTTATGGCAGATGTTAATTCTAATGGTTCTGGTGCAGGGACATTAACATTTGAACCACCATTAAGATCAAACGTAGCTGACAATAATGTATTAATTTATTCTAATGTAGATTTTACAGTTGGCTTAACTGGCGATATTCAAGAATTTACTATTGGCACAGAAAACTATTTTCAATACGAAGTTGATCTTATAGAGGTATTGTAATGACAAGATCATTAAGTGCTGGAGTATTAGCAGAGATAGCAACAAATAAACTAAACCCAATTGAACTTGTTTATCTAGGAATAGGCACAGGAACTTACTATACAGATCATTATAAAAATTTAACCTTTGACGGAAACACTTATACAGCTTCATCTTTATTTTTAGGAAGTTCTGAAGTTCAAGAAGATGCTGATGTATCAGTTAGTAATCTTACACTCAAATTCTCAGGTGCAGACTTAACAATTATTTCTTTATTGCTTAACAATAACTATATGAACAAACCTGCAAAAGTTTATAGAGGTTTCTTAGATGATTCTCAGGCATTAATAGCTGACCCATTTCTTTTGTTTGACGGAAGAATATCTAATTTTACATTAGAAGAAAACGCAACTACATCTACTGTTAATATTGTAATCGCTTCACATTGGGCAGATTTTGAAAGAACATCAGGAAGAAGAACATCAGACAATTCTCAAAAACTTTTTTTTCCAAACGACAAAGGCATGGAGTTTGCAAGTAAGACTGCACTTCAGATAAAATGGGGTAAGAAATAATGAATGATTTATATAGAGTAGTTCATTTATATAGACAGTTTCCTAAGTTTGACAAATATACTTATTCAGATTTAATTAAGATGATAACTCCATCTTTAAACTTAGATCAATACCAAATTCATAAAGTAGGTAATGAAGATATTGGATTTACTAATTGGGCTTATTTAAGCGACACAGTAGAACAAAGGTTTAAACTTAGTGGCAAATTAAAAGCAAACGAATGGAACTGTGGTAACAATATTTGGCATATTGAAACAGTTGCTAAAAGCCATCTAAGACAAATTATGAAATGGACTAAAGAATATTTTAGAGGAAAATTAGAAGTGAACCAATCTATTAAATGGCTAAGAATTAAAGACCATAATATTTATAGAAGATCTGAAAAATATAAAAGAGAGTTTCATATAAACTTATGATAAATTATTTAGGTTCAATATCTGAAATAGCAAATAGGATTTTTAACAATCTTATTAATGGAACTAATATTGAACTTAACATTTCTGGCTTTGACCCAATAACTGCTGCGATTATTCAATTCGTTATAGTAACAGCTATAAGCTATGTACTTGCACCTAAACCACCATCTGGGCAACAACAACAATCACAAGGTTTTTTAGTAAATAAAGATTCTAATAACAATCCTATTCCTGTTGTTTATGGTACTAGACAATTAGGAATTATAAAAACATTTGTTGAGACTTCTGGTTCTGATAATAAATATCTTTATTTTGCTGGAGTTCTTTGCGAAGGTGGTGGGGCAGGAATTACTTCAATAGATGAAATATACGTTGATGATAAATTAGTTATATTTGATGGTGCATTAACTGATGGAACATTAAGAGAAGTAAGCGATAAAGATAAAAATTTTTATAAAGATGGTAGTTTAATATCAATTCAAGCATTTTATGGATTAGACAATCAACCAGTATCTTCTTTGCTTGATGAAACTACTAACTGGACTTCAAATCACAAATTATCTGGTATTGCTTATGTTGCTTTAAGGTTTAAATTTAACCAAGACAAATTTGGTGGTACACCACAAGTTAGAGTTACTCTTAAAGGAAAAAAGATTTATGACCCTAGATTAGATTCAACAAAAGGTGGTTCTGGTTCTCATAGACAAGATGACCCAACAACTTGGGCTTATTCTGCAAACTCATCATTAATACTTTTAGATTATTTAAGAAACAGTAGATATGGTAAAGGAGTTCCTAATGATGCTTTTGAAACAAATTATGAAACATTTAAAACTTCAGCAAACACAGCAGACGCAGAAGTTATAGCAGTAGAATCCACAGCTTCAAATTCAGCAGGATTAAGATTAGAAAATTATACTGATTATTTTAATGATAACTTAAATCACTTTAAATCAAGATCATTAACAACAGACTCAACAACCTTTTTAGATGGTGCAATTAATAATTCGGTTACTACTATTACTGTAGATTCAACATCAAAATTTTCATCAACAGGAAAAATAACTATTAATTCAGAAATAATTTCTTATACTGGAAAAACAGAAACAACATTTACTGGTTGCACTAGAGGTGTAAATGGAACAACAGCAACATCACATTTAGACAATGACACAGTTTCTAATCCACCAGAAGAAACAATAACTGCTATTTCTTCTTTAGAAACAAAAAAATTTAAATCAAAACTTTTATATGGTTACTTCAATCCTACAACAACTGGTTCTTATTTATTTCAAACAACAGCAAAAGATTCTTCTTTAGTTTATGTAGGTACTGCTGGGCAAGAAATATCAAGTCTATTTAATATATTAGAAAATGCACCGACATTTAATCATTCATCTATTTCAAGTTATTTAAAAGTTAATAATTCAGGAATACATAATTCTGCAACAGTTGAAAGTTCTGGTATATCTATGGTTTCAGGACAATCTTATCCCGTAATAGTTTATCATGGTAATACAAAAGAAACTTCTTCATTAACTTTTGAATGGAAGTTATCTGGTGGTTCTTACAGTACAGTTTTAACTGATAGATTTACAGATGGTTTAGCAAGTGATTTAAAAGTACCATTATTTCAAACTCATGCTGTCTTGGATAGTGAACAAAAATTAATTGATAATGTTAGACAGTTGCTAGTTCCTATGAGAGCAATCTTTAATTACATACAAGGAAAATACAAAGTTATTATTGAGGGTACTGGCAGTTCACAACTATTATTAACTAAAGATAATGTTGTAAGTGAAGTTAAAATGCAAGGTGAAAGCAAATCAGATAAATTTAATCGTGTTATCGGAACTTTTACTAATCCTAAAAAAGATTTTCAAGATGATACTGTTTCATACCCACCTTATGATGATTCAAATTTAGCAGTAGATGACCAACACGCAACAATGCTAACTGAAGATAACGAAACACTATTAGAAAAAACAGTTGATATGAAGCAAGTCACTTCTCCTTATCAAGCTGAAGAAATTTGCGAGAACATATTAAAAAGATCAAGAAATAATTTAAAAGCTGAAGTTACTGCAACTGCTGAAGCACTTAACTTATCTATTGGAGATATAGTTACAGCTACATACGACACAGCAGGATTTGAAGCCAAACCATTTAGAGTAATGTCATTATCTATTAATTCTGACAGCACAGTTAATCTGGGGTTAGAAGAACACCAAGAAAATTTTTATACTTACGAAGGTAAAGGTGAAGAACCTACAATTCCTGATACTGTTTTACCAGACCCATTTGAAGTTCAAGTACCAGCTTCAGTAACACTTAGCGATCAATTGATATTATACTCAGACGGAGTAGTTATTACTGCTTTAGATGTAGTGATTGGTGCTTCAGTAGATGACTTTGTAGATTACTACCAAGTTGAATACAAACTAAGTACAGATACTGATTATCTTATTCATGCACAAGGAACAGGATTAAATCAAAGAATATTAAATGTTATAGACGGAGAAGATTATAATGTGAGAGTTAAAGCTGTAAATACTTTGGGAGTATCATCTGAATATGTTACAGCAACAAGAACTATCGTAGGTGGAATTGCATTACCAAGTGATGTTGAAGATTTTGCTTGTAATATAGTTGGGCAAGATGCTCATTTAAGTTGGAAACAAATCCCAGATTTAGACTTGGCATACTATCAAATTAGATACTCAACAGTTACTTCTGGTGCTACTTGGGTTAATAGTGTTTCATTAGTTGAAAAAGTTGCAAGACCAGCTACTTCAGTTACTGTTCCTGCGAGGATAGGTTCTTATCTTATCAAAGCAGTTGATAAAAGTGGAAACTTATCTGCTAGTGAATCAATTATAGCTACAAACTTATTATCTGTTGGAAACTTTAATGCAATTACAACACAAACAGAATCTCCAACATTTTCAGGAACAAAAACTAATTTATCTGTATCTAGTGGACAATTAAGATTAACAAGTTTGGCAAGTGAAGGTGTTTATTTATTTTCAGCACCAATAGATTTAGGTGGAGTATTTACATCAAGAGTAACTGCTTCAATAACTCAATTTGCAGAAGATTCTACTGACTTATTTGATACTGGTAGAGGATTTACTTTGTTTGATGATGCAACTGGTTCGTTTGATGGAGATGCGGCGGCATTTACAAATACTCATTTAGAAATTGCTTTATCTGATGACAATATAACTTACACTTCATTTAGAAACTTTGTAATCGGAGATTATACAGCTAGGTATTATAAGTTTAGATTATTAATGACTTCTTTAGATGGAGTTTCTACTCCAGTTGTTTCAGCTTTAAGTGTTACTGTAGATATGGAAGATAGAATATTTAGTGGTAATGATATTGTTTCAGGAACTGGTACATATTCACTTACCTTTACTTTACCATTCTATTCTGCTAATTATGCAGTTGGTATTACAGCACAAGGAATGGCTACTGGTGATTATTTTGAATTGACAAGTAAGACTACAACAGGATTTTCAGTTGCTTTCAAAAATAGTTCTGGCACTGGAATATCAAAAACATTTGATTATATAGCAAAAGGTTACTAGATGGCACAACACGATTTTAACATAGCTAACGCAACATTCCCTTCTGTGCGTTCTGACATTAATTCTGCATTAACAGCAATCAATACAACTCAATCAGGAACATCAAGACCAGCTTCTGCTGTTGCAGGTACTATCTGGTTAGACACAACTTCTGCAACTACTCCTACATTAAAATATTATGATGGTGCTGACGATATATCTTTAGCGACTCTTGACCATTCTGCAAACACAGTAAATTGGTTAGACAGTACAGTTTCAATTACTGGACTTTCATCAACTGCTACTGGAACAGTTTTAACACTTACAGATTCAGATTCTAAATCAACAGTAAATTTAATTATAGACAATCAAAAAGAAGTAAGATTTAACGAAACGACAGCTAACGGAACAAATTATATAGGATTAAAAGCACCAGCTTCTGTAACTGCTGATTTAACATTTACTTTACCAGTTGCACCAACAGCAGACAATCAAGCACTAGTAGCTTCTACTACTGGAGTTATGGCTTTCACTCCTTATACTTTTCCTTCTTCAGATGGAACTTCTGGTCAAGCACTTGTGACTTCGGGAGCAGGAGTATTATCTTTTGCAACAACCAGTATAACACCTACAGTAAATACTTTTGATACAGGTACTGGTGTAACCTATACTAAACCAACTACAGCTAATTGGATTCTAGTAGAACTTTGGGGAGGTGGAGGTTCAGGAGCTAGAGCTGGTACAGGTCAAGCGTCAGGAGGTGGAGGAGGTGGTGCTTATGCATCTTTTCAAATACCATTTGCAGATTTAGTTGATACTGTAACTTATACAGTTGGTGCAGGTGGTGCTGCGGCAACATCAAATAATACAAACGGAAATGTTGGAGGAACAACTTCAGTATCTTTTGCAAATTTTCAAGGTTTAGGAAATACTAAAACTATTAGTGCTTTCGGAGGAGGCGGTGGTAGAGGTGCTCCAGCTAATGCTGGAAGACCAGGAGGAAGTGGTGGTGGTTTTTTTGCAGCAGGAACAGTTGGTGGTGATGGTGATTTAGGTTTTAAAATAGGCTTTTCTACATCTTACTGGGGCGCTGCTGGTGATGGCGCTACTGGTTGTCCAAGTTATTCTAATACTGGTGGAAATAATATTTTTGGAGGAGGAGGAGGTGGAGGAGCTTCTCCAGGCGATGGTAGAGCTGGAGGAAAATCATATTATGGTGGAGGAGGTGGTGCTGGTCATGGACCTTCTTCAGGAAATACTGGATTAGGAGGAACATCTGTTTGGGGAGGTGATGGTGGTGCATCTAAAGCATCTGGCACAGTAGGAGATTCTGGTACACTTCCAGCTGGTGGAGGCGCTGCATCATTAAGTGCAAACTCTGGTGCAGGTGGTGGAGGAAGAATAAGATTTACTTATTGGTAATATATGACAAAATTAGCTTTAATAAATAACATCACAAACATTTGCGAAAATGTATCTTCTGACGATAGACAAGCAAATGAAATTAATATTCATGGTTATACAGTTTTAGACTTAGATAATACTTTAACTATAAATTGGAACTGGAATGAATCATTAAATGATTATGAAGAAGTTGAAAGCATTGGTAATGGGGGAATAGGATTTGTTTATACTAATGATAAATTAGTTGCAGTAAAACCTACAGAAATTCCACAAACACAACAACCTACAACTACTGGTACAGAAGAAATTTAATGACAATAGCTATAACTCCAAATCATAGTTTTAACTATGATGGTGTTGAAGTCTATATTTACCACGCAAACAAAGGCGAAGGATTGCCTAAACACGAGCATACCTACGCACACGCAACTATGTGTCATTCAGGTTCTTGCATTGTAAGAAAAAAAAACAAAGAAGTTGTAATTAATAAGGATAATAAACCACTTAATCTAAAACAAAATGAGTGGCATGAAATAGAAGCACTTGAAGATAACACAGTATTTGTTAATATCTTTGCTGAAGGAAAACATTAAAAAATAAAAATAAAGAAAGGGAAGGAATGTCGGAAGCAAAAATTCATGGAATATTTCCAACACCAATATATATATCTAAATTAGATAGAGAATTAACATCATTAGAATTAAAGTTTGTAGATAAATCTAAAAAGGATTTCTATAAAAATGATGGAAACATTACATCAAATAATAATTATATTCTTAATGAAAAAGTTTTTGTTAATATTAAAAAAGAATTAGATCTAAGAGTACAAGATTATTTTGATAGAGTTATTTCACCAGCTAATAACATTACGCCTTATATCACTCAGTCTTGGTTAAATTATACTGAAACAAATCAATATCATCATAAACACGCACACCCAAATTCATTAGTATCAGGAGTATTTTATATTAATTGCCACGAAGAACATGATAAGATTAAATTCTTTAACGACAGATACCAAACAATTAAACCAGAAATTAAAGATTGGAATTTATGGAACTCAGAAACTTGGTGGTTTTCTGTAAAGACTGGAGATATTATATTATTTCCATCATCATTAACTCATATAGTAGAAACTAAAGAAGGAGATAACACTAGAATTAGTTTAGCATTTAATGTTTTTATAAAAGGAACCTTTGGTAATAATAAAAAACTAACTGAACTCCATTTGTCTTAAATGAATCTATTTATAGCTATTCCATGCTATGGCGGAAATATTTCTAGTGTTACATTACACTCATTATTTAATTCTATAAAACCATTAAATGACATGGGACATAATATTACAATTCAAACCCTACCTGCAGAATCTTTAATCTCACGAGGAAGAAATAAATTTGCAACTATGTTTCTTGATAACAGTAAGTTTAATGGAAC